TTGTGTTTTGTTTTTGGGTGTGTTGTTGTTTTGTTTGTGGTATAGTGGTGGTGTTGGTTTCAAGGGAAAGGAATTGATATGTGGCATTTTGTTATCACCGCAGATGGTTTTCAGGTGTTTGAGGTTTTGCCTTATTGCTTGAAGATTAGTGGTGTGTTTCGTACGATGTCGTTGAAGGAGTCGTTGGATGGGGTTTTGTCTCATGTCCGTCATGCGTATTCCGGTATGGATGTGGACGTGGAGATTGATAATGCCACGTTCGATATGGATGGTAATATGGTCGGTATGGTTTGGGTGGTGATGTTGTAATGGTTGGTTTGGTTGTTGCCGTCTGTATTCTTTCCGTGCTGTTTCTTGTGATGACCGTTATGGTGTTTTGTGAACTGCCGCGTAATGGGCGTGATGTGTTTTGTTTTTTGGTTATGCTTGCTGTGGGCGTGTCCATTGTGTTGGGTTTTCTTGTTAGGGGGTTTTGAGATTGTATTTCCGTGGCTGGATATATTCGTGGGTGTGCGGTACATGCTCGTATGCCGATAGTTATTGGCGTCTTCGTGCGTTTTGGGCTGGGCGCCGTCATAAAGGTTCGCCGGATGACCCGCCGAAAAGGTGTCCACGCTCTGACGTGTGGATGAACATGTGGCTGTATGGTGCCAGTGATTTTTCGGATGAATTGGAGTTTTGACGTGTATAGCACTTTGTTGCTCTCGCTTATCTGAAGGATGCGAGTAAACCGCCTATCGAGGTCGGTTATGCGGACTCGTACGTGGATGCGGCGGACTTGATTAAGCGGTGGGTGTCCATTCGCTCTCATATGGAGAACATCTCGTATTTTCGGGTGGTGAAACGGTATTATGTTTGACCGTGGTGATGACAGAACGCCGATCTATCGTATGCGTCAGTTTGATGACGCGATTATGGAGTCACCTCGTGTTGTCAGAGCCACGCGGGGTCATACTCGTGAGTTGAATCTGAAACGGTATGATGTCGGGTTTGGTGATTTTGAATCGTGTTGCCGGGCTGTTAATATGCTGTGCGAATTGTGGGGTGAAGCTCCGAGTGCTTGGTTTACGCAAGCGGTTGTTGCCGTGTCGCGGATATGCGCGGGTCTCTCTATGCGGGATGGACTCATTGATGTATTGTCTCGTACGTATGATGTCGAGTATTTGGATGGTACTGTCAATCCGCCGAATTTGATTGCGTGGTGTGCTGTCTGTGCGGCCAAGGGCGGCACGTCATATGACTGTTGCACGGTTTTTGATAGTCCGCAAGCGCAAAACCTGATTATCGCCGTGTTTAAAAATTTTGACAGACTGGACACAACACGGTATAATGACAGTGGATTGCAAAAAATCTTGCTACAAGGGAGGTAAAATTGGCTAGGACTAAAACCGATATTTTTCGCACGCGCGTGTACGCGGTGCTTAAGGGCATGGAATTGGTGGACGGCGACTTCGTGGAAGCGGAGCACGTTATCGATGGACGTTTGAAGGACGCTCGCGCGTATTCGATTCGTGCAAAAAAACTGTTTCCGAATTTCATCCCGCGTTCCATCGGAATTTTTTCGCAAAAAGTTTCAATGGATGAAGAAACTTTCTATAAGTATGCTACTTTCGGGAAACCACAAGAATGGAAACCGGAAGAACATACAAAACGACACGCCAATATTGAAAATAATGACGGCATGTGATATAAAAGATTTTAGGCGTAAGCCTGAAAATAAAATAATAACAATCTAGGAAAGGTTAAACATGGAAAACACCAATAACGCACTCGTCGCATTCAACACCGAAAACACCGAACTCGGCACCGTCCAGCACTTCATCGACACTTCTACTCGTGAAGGCAAAATCAAGCTCTACAGCGCCCTACAGAACGCCGAAAAGCTCGATGAACACCTCAACGAGCCGCTGAACATGACGAACGCAGTCGCACAGGCCGTACAGGTGACCGACGATCAGACGGGAGAAGTCTCCAACACCGTGCGCGTCATCATCGTAACCGAGGACGGCAAGGCGTACGCGGCCACCTCACCGACTCTGGCGGCCGGACTCAACACCATGTTCGGCATTTTCGGAACGCCGAACACTTGGGACGCGCCACTCGCCATCAAGGTGGTGGAACGCCGCTCTCGTCGCGGCTTCAAGTTCTTCAGCATCGAACCGGTGGTGGACAAAAAGGCGAAGTGATCTTGCGTGAGCTTGCTATAATTGGTAAGTAGCGTTCGTTCATAGAGAGCACCCTAACCGGGTGCTCTCGCCATCTTAAGGACTGTGCCATATGTCTCGGAAGAAAAAGCATGTCAAGGCACGTCAGGCCGCACAAGCCCGCGCCGCACGTAACATCAAACAGCTTGGCGCCTACTCCCACTCGAATCTCGCCAAAACCGCAGACAAGCAATTGGTCAACATTGCGAAAACTTTGGGCGAGGAATGGGAACGGCAGAAGAAGCAGACCATCGCGGAAGCGAAAGCAACACCATATCATGCCAGTGCCGTGGAGAAGCCGACGAAAAAAGACTACATGTTCGCCCGACGCCCCCCCATCACGGACGCACAGATCAGCGCGGAACCGGTGGCAAGACGCCGTAAACTGCTCAGGCAACAGCAGCGGAAAATCAATGCGGCACGACGGAAAATCAACGAATGGAACAAAATGCGGGCCATGCCGCAACGCAGCGTATACGATCAGCGTGTGGCCGAAATCACCGGAACCACCGGCGAGGGTTTCGGGCGTACCCAGATCATTCCCTCAAAACTCACCGACTTTTTGCAAATGACGAACGTGTTGGGCGACGAAGCGTTCGTCCGATCCCAATTGGAGAGCGGACACCGCGATGAACTGCGCCGACAGATGCACGACGTTGCCGAAATACTGGGGCTGCGCACCGAACAGAAACGCAGGCCATCCAAAAAACGAGGAACAGGCAAACAGGGCAAGGACCTGTACGGCGAGCACGAATGGCCGTCATACATGCCACGCGGACGTTACGAAGTGTTCGAAAAAATCTTGGGCACCACGCTCGGTTCGAAACAGCTGAAACGATTCCGCCAACTGTCGGCAGCGCAAAAGAGGGCTTTCATCGAACAGACCGACGCCCCCCGCGTCGTGTTCGACTGGACGGCGTACGACCCGACTCGACACGGCTTCACATCGATCTTCCGGGACAACAGCAAGGGTTACCAGCGCGCACGGCGACAGTTCGACCGGTGGATGGCGGAAGCGGGCGCGTTGGAAAAGTAGCGGACAGGCAAGCAAGGGGGAAAGTTATACCATGACCATGCAAGACAGTCGGGTGGGATTATGGTGCGCGGATAACGTCATCCGCTGTACGGACGGCACCGTTCTGTGCGACGTCACCGCGCCACAGTGCCTTCTGGCATCCATCATGTCAGGCGGGAAACTCACCGTCTATGTGACCGATCCTGACGTTTTGGACCCGTTTATGGCGCACGTCGTACACTCCCTGCCCCACAACGAGCACAGCGCGAATCTGAGTTGGGACGCGATTGTTTCGAAAAAGGCGAAATTTTTCAGTTTCACGGTGCGTATCGACCGTGAGAATTCCGCGCGCTTTTTCGACATATCGAATCTTTTGCGTGAGAACTGCCGTCTCACCATGACCGACACGCAACTGCTCAACATCTTGCGTGAATACGACAGCCGTGGCCTGTGCAAGATCACGGCGGGCGGTGCAAGTATGGAAGCGTTCGCGTCGGGCGAGTGGAAATGGTATTACGACAAATTCCCACAACTCGAACCGGAGGATAAAGAGTCATTGCATGACGCTTATATCGGCGGTTTCATGCTCGCCAAAGAGGGAGAGTACGGTCGGGCCATCGACGTTGACTGCAATAGCATGTACCCGTCCATCCTCCGGGACGAATGGCTGCCGTGGGGCGAACCGGAACCATACGACGGCAAATATGAACAGGACAATGACATGCCGCTGCATTGTGATGAAATCATATTCCGCGCGGAACTCAAACCGGACGGATACCCCTTCCTGCTCGACAACCGCAGTATCTACGGTTTGAACCGACTCACCTCAACACGCGGATACATCATGCGCGTGCTGACCGACATCGATCAGGAACTGCTTTACCGGAATTATGAAGTGATCGTCTACAAGCACGTAAGGGGATGGAAATTCCGACGCTCCAAGGGTTTCTTCCGGTCGTACGTGGATGAATGGGGTGAACTGAAACAACAAGCAACCGGCGAGAAAAAACAGATGGCGAAACTCATTATGAACGCGCTTGTAGGTAAAATGGCGAGTCTGCCAAAAGGCGCCGTCATGATCCCAACCTCACAAGACGGCGTCACGTTGGACTGGACTATGGGACGGCGTGAAGAATCGAACCTCAAAACCGACTATCTGCCCGTGCCGGTCTGGGTCAACGCCTACGCCCGACGCAAACTTATCGACGTATGCCATGCGAACGCCGACCGGCTGCTGTACGCCAACACGGACGGCTGTATTTTGAGCGGCTGGGATCCGGTGGAATCATGTGACATCCATCCGACCGAACTTGGAAAATGGAAAATCGCCGCCAAGTACGAGAGACTGACCATCCTCGGCATGAACCGCTACCAAGGATGGCGTGATGACGGCGGGGTTGACGTCTGCATGGCGGGGAACATGTTCACGGAACCAATACCGTACGAACAATTCCGGCATGGATCGCAAGTCACGGACGATTACGGCACAACGGTCATGCTATAATGGTTGAGTCCTGTGAGCGCCGGTTTTCGACTGGGAACGGACGTGTGAGGACTGCCACGGCTGAAAACGCCGCCGAACACGATTCGCTGCTGTGGTGGCAGCGCCCTACGATCATCACATTTGCGCTCCAATAGGACAGTCCAGGCCCCGCGCGATTGCGGGGTCATTTTACTTTCCGCCGCATGATATAATTTGATGAGAACACTACCAACGTAAGGAGAATTCGCATGGCAAACCCAGACGATAACGGCGAGGAACTCACGACACCGCCGCCGACCGAAGAGGAACAGCAGACCCAAACCGTGGATGACGAAGTCAACCCGAAGGAACCGGAACCGGAACCGGAACCGGAACCCAAGCAGGACCCGGACGTTTCCGCGCGACTTGACGCACTCGAAAAGGAATTGGCCGCATTGAAGGCCATGCTGGACACGCTCGGCTACAACGAACCCGCCCCGTCCGACAACGACAATGACGGCGACAACGACGGTGACGGCGAGTCCATCGAAGATCTGTTCGACTAAAGAAAGGAATAACAATGTCCAATATTCGACCATTGGCTGGCAAGGGTGACGTCGAGATTTTCAACGCCGTCCGCAACGCAACCAGCCCGCAGTTCCAGACCCGCATCCCCGCCGCAACGCAGGGCAATATCCGCAACGCGGTGGACACCATGCGCAATTTCCCCTACTTGCGGGACGAGTTCACCGGCGTGCTGATCCAGCGGCTGATCGGCCTTTACGTCCAGCATGCGGATTGGGATGACCCGCTCAAGCTGATCGGCTCTCCGCGCACACTCAAGCGGTACGGATCCACCTACGAACAGGCTGCCGTGGGCTTGGTCAAGGCCCGCACCCGCAATTTCAACAAGGAATACCTTGGAGATGACGTGTATGGCCGGTACTCGCTGCCGACCGCAAGCGTGTTCCACCCCTTGACTTTCGATCATTACTATCCCGTCACCATCCCGGAGGACGCGCTGCTGACGGCGTTTGACGGCGAAAGCGGCATGTCGGATTACATCGCGGAAATCATGAACGCGCCCATCCTTTCGGATAGAAACGACATGTACTTGATGAAGACGCAGACGTTTGCCGAGTACGCGCGCAAGGGCGGTTTCTACCGCGTACACACCCCCGACGTCGGCAAGGCCGACTCGACCGAAGCGGACGCAAAGGGTTTGCTGCGCCTTATCCAGCAGATGGCGAACGAACTCAAGGCGTCGCCAATGTCCGCCATGCCGCGATACAACGCCATGTCTTGGGTGACGCCGTGGCGCGATTCGGAAGCCATTCTTTTCGCCACCCCGCAGGTCATCGCCGCGCTCAATGTCGAAGCATTGGCCGCCGCCTTCAATATCGACAGGGCGAACGTGCCGTATCGCATCATTCCGATTCCGGAGGATATGTTCGGAATCGGCGGCAACGGCGGGAAGGTCCAAGCCGTCCTCACCACGGAGGACTTCTTCTTCTGCTGGGATGAAATGCTGGAAACCACCAACTCCCCCGTGAATCCGATTGACGGCACACGTAACATCTTCTACAAGCATCGCGGCTCCATCACCCCCAATCCGTTCGCCAACGCCATCCTGTTCTGGACGGGCGAAGGATCCAACGAGTCCGTGACCCTGCCGGACACGCTCACCACCTCCACGCCAAAGTTCGAATTGCGCGTGCAGAAGTACGGCCAGAACACGATCACCCCCGAAAACGTGTCGCGCGGTGACTTGGTTCAGGTGGTCTCCACCATTTCCAGCGGCAACAGGGAAACGGCGACATTCCAGCCGACCGGCATCAAATACGCCGTCGAGGGCGCCACCTCCCAGTTCACAAGCATCGACAATGACGGCATCCTGCGGTGCGGCCTTGACGAAACCGCAGAAACGCTCAAGGTCACCGCCCAAGCCACCTACATCGACCCGGCCACTCCTGAAATCGACCAGACGGTTTCCGCCGCACTGTCCGTGCCCGTGGTCGGCACTTGGCTTGGCGGATGGAAGGCCGGATCCATCGAGTCCATTGAGATCCAAGGCGAAAAAACCGTCAAAGTCAAGGGGAATGTCGCACTGAAGGCCATTGCAACCAAGACGGACGGCAACACGACCGACGTGACCGACCTCGCCATGTGGTCGGTTGACGCCAACGCGACCGTCGCCCCCAACGGCATGCTGACCGGAACCGGTACAGGCACCGCCAAAGTCACCGCGAAATTCGCGGGGGAAACCGGACTGGCACAGGTCACCGTCACCGCCCAGTGACGGCGTTTGACCGGTAAAATAGGTGTGGATAGACTTTTTATCCACACCTATTGTTTTAGGAGGACTTTTATGAGCGCGAACGATCTGTCCATCAATTTTTCATACGCCAAATGGACACCAAACACGCGGTTCAAACTGTGCAACGTGTCGTGGGACATGGGATACCGCGACATCGTCAAATGGGATCGAAAAACCCAGAAAGAGTATTTCGACCGGTTGGACGGCATCGAATTCTCGAACTGCACGATGGCGAAATACGGCCTTCCGGTACGACTGCCGGTGCCATTCGCCCAAGCCAGCCAATACAATTACCTGATCGCGACGAACGACTACGACTTCGACACCCCCCGTAGTTGGTATTACTTTGTCCAGACGTGCGACTATATCAACGCGAACACTACACAGCTCAATATCCAATTGGACGTTTGGCAGAGTTTCCAGCATGACATCCAGCTCGGCAACGCCTACGTCGAGCGCGGACATGTCGGCATTGCCAACGAAAACGCTTGGAAAGACTATGGCCGAACCTATCTCGACCTGCCGGAAGGGTTGGATACAGGCAAGGCGATGGTGGTCACAGGCCAGCAATACAAAAGCCTGATCGGTGAGACCAACGGTTATACGACCTTTGGAGTGCTTGTGGTATCCACCACCAAACTGGACGCCGATCCCGGCACCGCAAGCGCGCCGAAAACCACGTGCGCGGACGGCAGCGCTTTCGAAAACCATACAAACGGCACCGCCCTATACTATTTCTCGGACGCCTTGGACTTCCGTTCCGTCATGATCGCGGGCGCGGACTACCCTTGGGTGACGCAAGGCATTTGCGGCATCTACGCCATCCCCCAGCTTCCAGAAGCACTGTTGAAAAACCAGAAGGAACCCGGCGTCTTCTTCAACACAATGATCGACTGGCGCGGCGAATGCTACCGGTTGGAGATCCGTCACAATGACGCCAAAAGCCGCTACACCGACATCATCCACATCAAGGACTTCCGTGAGAATTTCAAACTCCCGGAACGATACAAGTATCTGAAAAAATTCCGCACCGCACCATACGCGGTACTCGAATGCTCGTGTCTTAACGGCACGGTCATCACCTATAACCCCGAACAGATTCCAAGCGCCGACCTGACTATCCGCGAGGCGTGGGACTACGCGCCCCCTTCGCCACGGCTCAATTTTTATCCGCGCGGCTATAATGCGGGGGACGTCAGCGAACAGTCGCCATTGCCGGATAATTCTGGTCTGCCGATTGATTCGGGTGAAATGCTCAACGCAAGTTTCGGCATCACGAATTTCCCCACCTTCATGACCGTCAACAACGGCTCGGCCCTGTCGTTGGCGAACAGCGCGTACACGCGCCAATACGCACAGCAAAGCGCCGATTGGTCGTACCGGAAAACGCAGATGGGCATCAACAACGCTTATGCGCAGGCGCAACTTGGCACACAATACGCAAGCGCACAAAATCGGCTCGGCACGTCCAACCGTAATGCGATGAACGCGATCAGCAACCAGAGCGCGCAAATGGGTACAGATCTGACGCTGAAAAACCTTGGGTTCAACAACCGGATGGCGCAGATCAACACCATCGGATCGGGTGTGGCCAACGCGGTGGGTTCCGCCGTCACAGGCAACATAGGGGGTGTGGCCGGTGCCATCGCGGGAACCGCGATCGGCGCATGGACAAACCAGATGGCCTACGACAACAACGTGTCAAGCGCGAACCAACAATTGGCGAACACGCAAACCACCAACAACGCATCAACTTCACAGGCCAATGCCTATTCGCTTGCGCAAACGAACCTCGGCAATCAACAGACCATGCAGTTCGCGGACATGAACCGGCAGCTCGCCCAAGCCACCGCGCAAGGTGATTACGAGAACACCATCGCGAGCATCAATGCACAGGTGCAGCAGACCCAAACAGTACCCCCTACCACGTCGGGGGCGCTTGGCGGAGACGCCTTCAACCTTGCGAACGGATTGATCGGTGTCATGGTGCGTTTCCGGCAGATACCACCGGCCGCCATGCGAGCCATTGGCGAGGTGTGGTTGCGGTATGGATACTATGTGCAAAGGTTCATGAAACTGCCGGAAAATCTCATGGCAATGAGCAATTTCACCTATTGGAAATTGCATGAATTGTATGTGCGCTCAAGTACCTGCCCGGAGGAATACCGGCTTACGGTCAAAGGCATTTTCGAGTCCGGTGTGACGGTATGGACCGACCCTGATAAAATCGGCGTCACCGACTATGCGGACAACGTGCCACTATCGGGGATCGCATACTGACATATATAATGGAGGGAGTCGAGAAAACTCTCTCCATTATTTATATTAAGGACGTGACTATGGGCAAGCGCAACAACGCGCGCAAGGCGGCACACTGGGACAACCAGAGTGTACTCGGATCCATGTGGAGCAATTTGAATCTGCCGGAAATGCGGCAAAGCCTGAGAATCAACCAGTACATGAAGCTGATTGAAATGCTGGCCGTATCCCGATTCAAATGGATAAACCTCCCACCATATATTGACGAACGATATTTAGAACTGACCCTGTTCGAGAACGGCTTGGCCCTCTTCTTCCCTGACAAGCGCGAAGGGGTACACCGTTTTATGGTCACGTCGGGCAATATCGGCGGAGTCAACAATTACAATAATCCGACGTCATTCCAGCCCGTCGCCACGAACTACTCACATCCGCAGATCGGTTCGAAGGAATGCGTTCCGATCTGGGACAACCAGTTGCGTTGCACCATGATCGACGTCATGTGGAATTACGCGACGCGACTGGCTATCGCAGACCGGGCATTGGACGTCAACCTCGACAACATTTCGGTGCCGTTGATTATCGCCACGTCGGAAACCAACAAACTCACCGCCCAAAACCTCATGAAAGCGAGGGAGGACGGCGATCCGTACGTGTACGCCTATGACTCGGCGGATATTACCGGCATGTTCCAGACATTCCCAAATATGACGCCGTTTCTTGCGGATAAAATCATCACCACCAAAACGCAGATCTGGAATGAATTAGTCAATTATCTTGGTATTGACAACAGCACGACGGAAAAGAAGGAACGACTGCTCGAATCTGAAGTGACGGCGGGTAATTCGCGTACGAACGTGTTCCGCCTGAGCTATCTGAAAGCACGTCAACAGGCATGCGATACGATCAACCGGTTGTGGCCGCAAATGGCCGATTCCGGGAAACCCATCGGCGTCGAATGGAACGACATCACTTCGGGCGGACTCTTGGACGTTGATGGAAACAAAGAGGAGGAAGAACAATGACGCAGGACTTGAGCATGTACGCCGTCAAAGACAGTATGGCGGATTACACGCTGACGCTCGGCAATCTCATTGATCGCGGTTTCGATACGGACGAAAAACTGCACTTGAGCGCCCAATATTATCCGATTTTCGATGAAAACTACAGGCCAAAACTCAACGAGAAAATCGTCGCGCACTACGCACTACGTGAAATCGGCAGCGAAACACCGCAGATGTTCGTATTTTACTTGGGGCGTACCATGCGTGAGCAGATGGACTATTTCAACCAACTGTACTTGAGTGCGCAACGTAAGTTCGATCCGTTCGTCACGTCCGACATCCGGCAGGAAATGGACTCGACCAGCACGAACGAGTCCAGCGGGAAATCGAACGGTACGCAGTCGAACGAGTCCACGGCGAACAGTACATCCGACACCAAGGCGGACAATTCCAGCATGACGTTCAATTCGGAGTTCCCGCAGACCCGCATCGATGACTTCCGAAAGTATGCGACAACCGCTTCGCAAACCGATTCGACCGGCAACACGCATACCGCCACCCAACAGGACAGTACGGCCACCGCGTCCAGCACGAGCAACACGGATTACGCGCATTCATCTGATAAAGGCAACAGCACGTCGCATACGTTCGGCACCAGCGGTTCGCAGTCCCAACTGTTGCAGGACTGGCGCCAGACCATGCTCAACATCGACATGATGGTGATCGACTCGCTCGAAACACTGTTTCTCGGCATGTGGGGCAGCGGTGACAATATGACCAACGTGCCTCAGCTTTACAGCACGAGTCTTGCCTACAATCTCGGCCATTAGAGTATACTTGATACAGACAGTTAGGAGGATTGATGGACGGAATGAACCTAAGCGCCGCGCCATTGGATATTGATCCGCGCCAACGCTATTTCACCACGGTTCAGCCTTTCAGCTACCGCGACACGTTGACCGTGCTCGGTTACGTGCAGGAGGTGGCCGAACATGTGGACGAATTGCGCGAACAACTCGACAATCTCGCAAAAGACGAAAACGCCGACATCGAAGCCATCAAACAGATGGTGGCCGGTTTCAACGAGCAGTTCGAACGCATCAACAAGACGCTGGATGACCTGGAGAAGCAGGTCGGCCAGTACGAGGACTCAAGCCTGACGTACAATCCGACGCGCGGGGAGTACGAGGACTCCAAAAACACGAATCGAGACATGTTCCGTGAGCTTGCCGTGTTCGGCGCGCGCGTCAACCAGATGGCCCAACTCTCCGTGCCAATGGCGGCCGCACACACATGTCTTGAGTTCGCTGTCCTCGGCAACAAAACCATTTTCCACAACGAGGAACCGCGCATCACACCACGCGACGTACACGTGGATGACGGCACCCCCATAACCCCGTTGACGGTGGAACTCCTCGCCAACGGCGTCGTGGAAAACAATTTCATGAAAACAGCACAGTAAGGAATAGCAATGACACAGAAAACTCCAAACTACAATCTCGAAAAGTACGACGCCACGGACGCGCCGAACCTGCAAGGCGAATACAACCGCAGCATGGACATTCTCGACACGACGTTGAAAACGCAGTCGGACAGGATTGACGCCATCCCGACGCCGGAAACCCTACCGGACGGCCTGAAAGCGTTCTGTGCGGCATTGAGTTTGACCAAGTCCAACGCGGAAGCACTCGGAACCGCGCTCAATCACTTCCTCAACCGTACGCCCGCTTCGGGTGGTGGACAGTACACCGTCAAAAACCTCAATGATACCAAGGTCACCGCAGAAGGTCTGCCGTTCGTGTCCACCACGGCTTCGGGGAAGTGATGGCCGTGGCAGACAACCAGCAAACCACACCCGTAGACTCCGCCGCATACGATGTGACACGACATTGGGGGTTGCCCCTCTACAATGACGCGACGCCTATGGACATGCGTGATGGATACAACCGCGCCATGCGCATGATCGACCAGATCCTCACCCAACTGCAAACTCAGATCCGAGAAAAGGACTAACATAACATGGCAACGGTATATACGAAAACCGACAATTACGGCCTGAACCTGTACGGCGACAACGACCCCGCCGACTTGCGTGATGGCTACAACGGCAGCATGCGCACCATTGACTCCACGCTCGAAACGCATCTCAATCGCATCGAAAGCGTCGAATCGCGCGAAATCCACGACGGGGAAGTAGCCAAAGCACTCCTCGGAGACAACACGGTGGACAATGCCACCACCGCGAAAACCAAGTGGGACAAGGCCGCAAGCAACGCCGACAATAACAGCGCCATCCTTACCGCACTCGGCGCGGGCACCACCGCGCACGCCACCGACGCGAAAAACAGATGGGATAAAGCGAGTACGGATGCGACATCCGCAATCGACAAGGCGGATACCGCAAACGACAAGGCGGATACCGCAAACAAAAAGGCGGATACCGCAAACGGAAAGGCGGATACCGCAAACGGAAAGGCCGAGAACAACAGCGCCATTCTTGCCGCATTGGGCACAAGCTCCATTGACCTCGCAACGACGAATAAAACCAAGTGGGACAAAGCCAGCACGGACGTTGCGGACGTGACGAAACGCATCAATATCCTCACCGGACTGGCACACGAAAACATCATAGTAGTCGGTGACAGTATATCTCATGGCACCCGCGCATCGTCTACATCAAAATCGTGGGCCAATCGGTTGGGTAAGTATAGGGGCGCGACCGTCGTCAATCTTGCGCAAGACAATGCAGGATACCTCAACGGGCCGACCACGTTCGCACAGCAGCTTAGTGGATTCACCGGTGACAAAGACGCCGTGACCCGTATTCTCGTCGCCGGTGGCATCAATGACAAAACTCATGTGGCGGACGGTTCTGCAACCGATTCACTGCTTACGAGTGCCGCGCTGTCGCTGTTGGATTATGCGCGCACCAATTTTCCGCACGCGAAAATTCAGGTCATTCCGACCATCTGCGGTTTCACTCCGCCATCCATCTATAACGGAGACGTGCTCAAGGCTCGTGATCGAATTATCACCGCTTGCGGGATGCGCCACGTGCAGGTCATTCCGTACGGCTGGGAGTGGCTCAACGGAAACAGGGATTGGAGTTCCGGCGATGACGTACATCCAAATGATGCAGGCAATGATGTGCTACTCAAGCTGATTTGCGAAGCGATGGATGGCGCCACCGTACGCAATTCGTGGAATGGATATGTTTCCGGACAGGACGCCCACGGGGAAATCACGCATTCAGAATTCCACGTGGAGGGCGATACGGTGACATGCCACATTCAAGGCAAAGTGGTGGGGAATACCGGCGCGTATGCAAATATTTTCCAAGTACCGGCCGCCGCACGTAGCGCGATGAACTACTTCGTTCCGAACAGCCTTAACAAGCTGCTGTATACGCATTATGACAATACTATTCGCGCTTGCACGATTGGCACCACCACGGCAATTCCGGATAACACCGAGGTCTATTTGAGCTTCACCTCCCACATGAGGTAAGGCTCGCTCTTAACCGGCAATGGCCATGCCGCTATAATGGTGGCATGGCCATTACTTTTGATGATTGGATAAAACAGACGCAAGGCCGCTACTGGGACATGGACGGCGCGTACGGCGCCCAATGCTGGGACCTATGGGCAAAATACTGCATGGACCTGTACGGCGCGTCAGTAAGCGACTGCATCACACCAACCGGCTACGCAGAAGGCAACTACACACATTTCCCCACCAACGCGAAAATGGCGGCGATTTTCGAAAAGAAACCCACCGACTACAGCCCCGTAAGGGGGGATGTGGCGTTCTGGAATTTCTCAAGCCATCACCCCGGATCACATGTGAGCATTGTCATCGAGAACGGCGTCCACGACGGGCGCATCACCGTATTGTCGCAAAACCCCAACCCGGCGAAACGAATGACATTCGATCTGACCGCATTTCTCGGTTACCTCCATCCGAAGGCACTGGGTGAGGGAGGTGGAACGACCACCACGGAGAAAAACCCCACCGGCGACAACAGCCACGGTTCCGCCGATTCGTCGCGTGGCGGCGCGTGGATCCACTGGCAGGGAGACAACCTCTATCTCCACGAGTCCGACAACGCCGGAACGCGAACCCGCATTTTCTACAAGGCCACCGCCAACAATTTCTTGGAAAAGGCATCACAGTCGCAACCATCCAGCGACAAGGGACAGGCACACCCCTCCGTCTCTTTATCGGCGCAGAACTCATACGCCCTCTACGTGGTTGGCACGGTCGAATCAGGTCTACGATGGGACGCGGTGGAAGCGGCCAACCGGCAGGGCATTGGAATCGCGCAATGGAGTTTCGAACGCCGCTTGCAAGTGCTCAACTCAATGGAAGCCGCCGACCCAGCCGGATCCGCAACATTCAAAGCCGCCGCACCCGAAATCGCGGCACTCATGAAAACGGGCGGCACATTCAAACGTCCACTCACCACGGACGAAGCAGACGCCTTCCGCACATGGGCGCAACGAAGCGAGTCACGAGACGGCCAACGCAAGCAGTTCGCTGAGGATTACGCCGGATACCCCAAAGAGTACGAAGACACCAAAATGCAGATTCTTTGGATGACCGCATATCACCAATCACCCGCCAACGCGCTCAAAGTGCCAAAGGCGTCGAACCTCGCACAACTCAAGAGCAACATTCTATCCACGTTCCCGTTCGGCCCGTATACCACTCGATATAATCAGGCGTATTCGTTGTTAAGCGTGTGGGATGGGAAATCCAATCCGCCCGCGTTCTAACAGTATGGTATACTTGACAATGGCGGTGGTGTGTAATAACCTTTCCCCCTTGAACAGCCGCCAGATGACAGATTGGTGGAGGGCGCGCGAGTCATGGCGCACGCCCTCCACTGTTTAGGAGGGTTGCAAACATGACGTTGCAGACGCTCGATGAACACGATTATTACGATCTGCACAATCTGTTGACGCGGAACGCGCCGTGGAACTTCATCATCGGCGCACGCGGCCTAGGCAAGACGTTCGCCGCGAAAAGATACGGTATCAAAGAATATCTCAAGCACGGCCATGAGTTCATCTATCTCAGGCGCACCGACGTGGAACAGCACAGGAAGGAAACCTTTTTCAAAGACATTCAGGAGTTCTTTCCCTCATACGAGTTCAGGGTCAACGGTGAAAAAGGGCAGATCCATAAAACATCATGGAATGAAAAAGACTGGCGGACATGCTGTTATTTCGTCGCACTATCCCAAGCGGGCGGACTCAAGTCAGTCGCCTACCCCAAAGTGCATCTCATTATTTTCGATGAAATCTTCCCCGACAACCTGCGGTTTTTGAGCAATGAGGTAAACTCGTTTTCCGAATTTTACAACACCGTAGACAGGTGGCAAGACCGAACAAAAGTACTGTTCCTCTCGAACGCGGTTCAAAAAGCCAACCCATACTTCGCAAAATACCGGTTGGATATTGGCGTCCAACAAGCCAACCGGCAACAATACAAACTCTATTGCAGCGGGTTCATCTGTCTGGAGTTGGCCGACTATGGTGGTTTCTCGGCCAAAGTCGCGCAATCCAAGTTCGGCAGATTCCTCGAACGGTACGACGGTGAATACGCCGACTATGCCATACGCAACAAGTTCCGCGACGAGTCAGACACGTTGATAGCGCCAATCCCTAATGACGGCGAACTATCCTACGTTCTGGACACCACCGATTATGCGCAGTTCGGAGTGTGGGCTTCCGTGTCCGAACGCGACGGACATGTTTCCCAATATATTTCACGACGCATTCCCAAAGACAACAACCGTCCAATATACACACTCGACCCGAACCATGTTGACGAAAAAACATGGTATGTCAAAAAATCGGATGATATAATAAGACGGCTCACCACCGGCTATCGACTCGGCAAAATACGATTCGATGATTCACAAGTCAAAGCCGACTTCGGTTTGATTATCGGAGAATTGCTAGGTAAATAGGAAGAAAGGAACAGCAACAATGACAACAGTGGAAAAATGGTGTGCCGGGGCAGTGATGTTCTTCATCATCACGGATTACGTGACCGGCGTGGTGAAAGCCATCATGCAAGACAATCTAAGTTCAGGAAAAATGCGTGAAGGACTGGGCCACAAGTTCGCCTACTTCATCCTCGTATTAGTGGCATGGTTCATCGACAAAGTGAACCTGCATGTCGACTTGGGGCTGCCGGTGTCCGTATTTATCTGCACGGTCAGCGGGATCTGTCTGATCGAACTCACATCGATTCTGGAAAACATCACCGCAATCAACCCGGAACTGGCGGACGCGCCATTCATGAAGGTTTTCGCCCAATCCACGAACGGCAAGCATAAGGCGGAATGATGAACGAAGTGAAATGGATAGGATCTCCAAACCATTACAACGGGCGCGGCGGCCACAAGGTGACACACATCACCCTGCATGTCATGGCCGGTTATCTGGCCGGAACCGACAACGTGTTCTCACGTCCATCCAGTCATGCGAGCGCGCATTACGGTATCGGAGCCAACGGCGAAATACACCAATACGTGGACGAAGCCAACGGAGCATGGTCAGACGCCAATTACGAATCCAACATGTCAACAATCAGCATCGAGCATGAAGGCGGCATCCCACAAGCCCGATGCACGCAAGCATGCATCGACGCAAGTGCGCGACTCTGCGCCGACATAGCGGAACGCTACGGACTAGGCATGTTATGGCATGATGGGACACGCGGCAACGTTTGGCTGCACCGGGAGATACCGGGCACCGACCACACCACATGCCCGGATCTAGCACCGAACGGACTACCCTACCAGCAAGTAATCGACAAAGCCAACAAGATAATAGGAGGTACAGCAATGACCAACGCAGGAGACGAAGTTTGGAACTGGGCCTACAAGCCGGACGGAAAGAACGCCACTCCGGGCGGGAACATGTACAACCTGCTCACCTACGAGCTACCGACACGCATCCGCGACAGCATCATGCAATACAACTTCAAAAACACCGCGCCCGGAGGAAACATTTATAATACTCTCTGCTTCGAAATCCCCGGAATGTTGAAACAGATCACCCAAACAATCGAAGAACAGCAGAAACAAATCGAAGCACTGACCGAAAAAATCGACAAACTACAAAAATAAAACAATGAAACAAAAGCCCCTAGGCCAAACCTAGGGGCTTTACTCACTAAAAATAATAAACACGTTCCGCTCTCGCAAGCACATCCAAGTGCTGCTCAACACTATCCATAGGATTGATACCAAACGCCATCATGTAATTGTAGATACGAGCTAGATTAGCTGTTGACATTGCAGTATGCGCATAATGCATGAAGATACTACCGGCAAGCGGATTATCCATGCGAGCGAACTCCGATGCAGTCAGTTGACGAAAAAGAATGTTGCTCATTTATTTTCCCTTTCCCTTGAAGTTGGTAATTACACTATACCACAAACAAAACAACAACACCCAAAAACAAAACACAACAACAACAACAAACACCCACCCACCAACCAACAAACTACACTTACGTAACCGTAACTTAGCTAATAAAAAACGACACGCCACAAATAAAAAAAACTTGACAGAACAACACACAAAAAATATAATACAGGCGCAAACAAAACAAACCGACAACGAAGCCACACAACAAAAAAAAATAACACGGAAATAAAAAAAACCGTGTGGGAAAATCTTCACACAAACCCACAC